CGCTTGAGTTGCGGGCGCCCGCCGATGAGCACGATCAGCTGGCCTGTGGCCTGCTGGATGTTTGCGACGGTGCGTGGGTTGGTTGCGGCTGCCGGGTGTAGGTACACCGGGCAGCGGGTGCTGCTGTGCTGTGCTGTGTCCATTGTCGCGAGCCCTTGGTGAGTGGGAGTGCGCCAAATATGTACTACAGGTACACAATAATCAAGTACCATAAGTACATTACTTTGAATCAAAAGTTCGCGTAGGGGTAACTGTTTTGAAGTGCGGTAAGTAGAGCGTTAACGTTTCCCGCTGCGCCAATCCCATGGTGGCACCGAAACGGAATCTCGCCACAGCCCTACGGATCGAGACCGGGCCTCGAATTCCTCAAACGCGTAGGCGTGGCGCTCCTCTCGTGGCTGGTCGTTGGCGTAGCGCTTAAACCACCAGGCCATGCCTGTGGCAAGCTGAGCGCGGCCTGTGTCTAGCGTATAGCCGCAGCCAGGGCAATCGGCTGGCTCAACCCACACCGTGCCTATGATGCGCTTCCAGCGGTCGCGCTTCTGCCAGTCGACCAGCGCCGGCTTGCCGTAGGCCAGGTCGGAAAGGTTTTGCTTGCTGCGTTGGCCGAAGGGTTGCTTGGACTCAGGCGCATCGATACCGCGAAGGCGGATGCGCTCAGACTTCCGGTCAGCAGTCAGGCAGGTGAGGGTATCACCATCGGCCACACCGATGACCCGACATTCGAGCTGGGCTGCGAGTGCATACGGTGACAGCAGGGCGATGATGAGGGGTAGGGCAGTGCGAACCATATCGCCTCCTTGCGCATACAAAAACCCCGCACAAGGCGGGGCTTAATTTGTACTGTTGTCCGATTGCTCCAAGCTCCGCTATCCACGCGGTGGTCCATCGGCCTTCCAGGCCCGGTGCGCATCCTGCGCTATTGCGCATGAACTATGATTGAAACGGTCGCGGCAGGAAACGGATTAATCATGACGCCCGATGTAGGTTATAGCTTACAGCCGTATCGCTTATGAAAAGCACCGCTAAGCGGGCTTGCTACTATTTTTCGTCGCGCTTCTAAAGTCTTTCACCGACGCTTTAAGATCCCCGCCCCGCCCCGCCGTAGGACGCCTAGCTTTCGTAAGCCTTGGCAGTAGCCTTTAGGGTCTCTGCAAACTCGAAAATATCGTCCAGCTCATCAATTGGATGGCGCGTCTCGTTCTTGTCCGCATCGAACGTGCCTAGGAACTTCTGAGTCCGGTTGAAATGCAGGCGCGCTATAGGTTTGCGATTGTTGTCATCCAGCAGGACGCCAAAATAGCTCTGCGTGTCACGGGGAGCGATGCGCTTCACATCTACCTCAGAGCGGACGATGGCTTTGATGATGTTGAAGCCTTCGATCTCCTCAACGGTTGTGTCGATTTTCGACTTCTCCGCTTCGTCATCAGTTTGGCACGTAGGAGAGGCGTCCTCGACCGGCTCAGCGGCATGGCTGGGGATTACAGGCTTGACGCTTCCGGTCATTGCGGACTTGAGTCGTTCGTTGATCTGGTCACCGAGGAACTGAACGGTGGCCTTGCGGGTGAGCTGGGCAAACTGTTCGCGCACCTTCTGGGTTATGGCGCCCTCATAAACGCGAGAGGCGAAGAGGCGAACAAAGTCGTCATCAGGCTCACTGAACTGAGCGGCCAGGGCACGTTTTATCTGGCCCACGTACTTCAGCTCACCGGCTGCGCTGATAATGGATTCTACGTCGAATGCGCTCTTGGTCAGCTTTTGAAGCTCCGGAACCACATGATCGTCGATATCCAGCAGGTCGAATTCAAGGAAGGGCTTCTCGTCCATCTTGTTCGGCGCGTCCAGGTCCGTGAAAAACCGATAGACTTGGCCGTTGGTAAGGATGGAAATACGAGCGGTCGTGACATGAAAGTATCGGAACAGCTGGCTGGCGTGGTTAATGTTGAGCGGCTCACCGATCTTTTTGGCCTCGATCAAGATCTGAATCTGACCGTCCTTGAGAATGGCATAGTCGATCTTTTCGCCTTTCTTGGTGCCAACATCGCAAATAAACTCTGGTACGACCTCTCGCGGATCGAAAACGTCATAGCCAAGAACGCTCTGGATGAATGGCATGACGAAGGCATTCTTGGTCGCCTCCTCGGTTTGAATGGCTGACTTTTGCTGGCGGATCTTGGCGGCCAAGCTGGCCAGCCTCTCTTCGAACTCCATGTTTCCCCTCCCCAGGGTTTCCTTGGTAAAGCGTAAAAGTGCGGTCAAACCTTCCACGCACTCCACACGAGCGCGCCTTAAAACATCTCCACCTTCGAAAACACCACGCCGACTATATGGCAGCTACCGTTAATTGACATCATGCGTTCGGGCCATGAGGGGTTGAGCGCCTTCAGATAGCGCTTCTCGTCTTCAATCACGATCTGCTTAAACGTAGCTTCCTGGCTGTCTGACAGCTTCGCGATCACCAGCGAGCCATTCTCGTGCTGCCGATCCGGGTCGACATACACGATGTCGCCCTCGCGGAAGGAGCGGCGCCCGTGCGGGTCATACATGGACTCGCCACGCACGCGCAGCGCAAAGCATCGCGGGCCATGATTGGCCGGGCACGGCAGCCAATCCTCCGCATCGCCCACCTCATACAAATCGACAACCTCGCACCATGAGCCTGCCTGCACCCAGGAGATCAGCGGGATCAGTCCTTTAGTTTCCGGGCCCAGCGTGACGTTGCTGCGGTCATCACCGTGGCCCGCAATGTTTGCGGCCTCAAGCCCTTCCTGGCTCGTGAGTGATTTCGAATCTGTGCCAGGTAGCATTTCACCTTCGCCGTATTGAAGCCACTCAACTCGCACGCCAAGCTCACTGGCAATAGCAACCATGTTGGCGCGTCCTGGCATCGATTCCTCATTCCACCATTTGCTCGCTGCCTTTGCGGTTTTTCCTGTCATTTCAGCCAGGCGAGCGCCCGCACCCCATTCAGGAATTCCTGCGTGGGAAAGGGCTTTTTTTAGGCGCGAAACAAAAGCGCTGCGAATATTGGATGACTGAACCATAGGTACAACTTCGCATACCCTTGCATGTACTTTCAGTTCCGTCATAATATGTACCGCAGGTTCACAGTTCGCGGGAGAGACTCGTTATGAGTGCGTTGAAAGAGGCAGTCCAAAGCGTAGGTGGGGCGAAAGCTGCCGCTAAAGCCTGTGGCGTGAGCGTCAGGGCCATTTACAAATGGATCGCCGCAGATGCGCTTCCTCGGACTGAGTACACCGGCGAGACCAATTATGTTGTTCGCTTGGCGAAGGCTGCTGAGTCGAAGGGAAAGCCCTTCGATCTCGATCGGCTGAAGGCAGTCGCCTCACCGCGGAAAGGCTCTGAGCCTGTTGAGATTCCCGGAGCCTTTGTTACTGATCGCCGGGCTGGTGATCGACGAGCTGCCGAGCGTCGCCAAGCCGAACGCCGCGCCTAACCACTCACCAAGCAACAACCGCTGGGACACAGCACAGGGAACAGAGCAGCGGGGTCGGCACCGGGAGCCTCACCAGCAGACCGGGGCCGGCACAGGCCGGAGGCCAAGAGCAACGAACCTGCCGCCGCGGCGGCAGGTAGATGTAGAGGCAGGAATCAGGGCTCCACTCACCAAGAATAGGCCCTGACCCTGCGGTCCGGTAGACGGGTACCACCCCTGACTACCTCAACCCGCGACCCGAGGACACAGCACGTATCGGGTGGGTCGCGAGCTGTAGGCCAACTGTAGGGCAAATGCCCTGCGGGTGGCTACAGCGTTACCGGGGCATTAACGCTATGAGCCGCAGAGATCTTTTACCGGGCGCCGGCCCGGTGCTGAATGTAAGGCAGGCGCTGTACCGCGCCACGCGCGACGCAAAAGGGGGACAGAACGCGGTGGCGCTGACCATCGGCATGGACCCGGACGAGCTGAACAAGCGCGTAAGCCCCACGAACAACCGGCCCCTTCACCCTGAATTCCTTGAAGAGATCGTCGCCGCCACGCGCGACCCGCGGCTGCTGGCCGCCCTGGTGCGCCCGGCCGGTGCGGTGGCGTATATGCCCGCGCCGGTTCCGGCCACGCGGCAGGCGCTGAAAGCGCTGGGCGCGATGTTGCATGCCGAGGGTGACTTTGTGGTGAGCCTGCATCAAGGCGCGGCGGATAACGTGTGGCTGCCTCACGAAGTGGAGGAACTGCGCTACCACGCGAACCGCTTGGTCGGCCATGTGCTGGGCATTGTGGCCGGCGCTGAGTTGGCAATGCTGGAGCAAGTTGCAAGCGGGGAGGTG